ATCTTCTGAATCATCGTAATTGCTACCAGAAAGGAGAGTCCCAAATAAAACCTCAGGTAGGTATAAATTATGGTCTTTGTGTATTACAACTTCAATACCACCATTATCCCATACAGATATAATATCATTTTTAATATTAATTTTAATAGTATTTAATTTAGAACCTTCTCTTTTCGATTCATCCACACTATTTACAACTATTTCATCTATTATTTTTAAAAAAGATGGTACGATAGTAATTTCCTTCCTAACCATTTTATTATTATCTATTATCCATTTTAAGGATGTATTTGGTTTATTAGAGCCTACATATGTACCTGGTCTCAATAATACATGACTTATTTGGTCCAATACTTTATATTTTTCTTCTATTGTTTTAACTTTTCCCATTTAGAATTTCATCTATTTTATTTTTTATATTTTCATTATATTTTATTACTTTGAAAGTTATTTTATTATTTTCACAATATTTATTTTTAATATTATCTCTCTTTTTTGTAATTTTTAATCCATCATTTCCACCAAAATATTTTATTGGTTTATAATGTTGTATTCCATTATATTCTATACATAAATTTCTTTCTGGTATATAAAAGTCAAAGACTAAGTTTGTTATATTTATACAATCATCAAATTTTTTTTGATGTATATATACTAATCCTGATTCTTTTAACAATTTTATTATTTCTCTTTCACCTTTTGATGATTTACAAATTGGACATCCTGAACCAAATATATGAATTGAAGTCATTTGTTCAAATTTGCCATGTTCTGGACATATTATCTCGATTTTACTAAATGCACTTCTATATATTACATTTGAATAATCATAGAAATTATTATGTTTTAAATTACACTTTTTAATAAATAATTCAGTATTCATTTTTTTACCTGAACAATATGGACAACCATCATATCTTAGGTGATCTTTCAATGTTTGTTTAAATATCCCATGTTCTGGACAAATTATTTCACATTTTTGTTTATTATTAATATATTTAACTAAAGAATAATCATATTTATTGTTAAATTTACTATTACATTTATCAATATAATTATTATTTCTTAATTTTATTTTTGAACATTCATTACAACCATTACCATTAAGATGATTTGAAATCTTTTGTTGAAATTCCCCATGATCTGGACATATAATAATTATATTATCAATAATACCATTCATTATAACTGATAGTGAATAGTCATATTTATTACAATGTATTATATTTGATCTTTTAATAAAATCTTCTATTTTTAATGAAAATTTATCAATAACACATTTTTTACAAGTTTGTCCATTTAGATGTGAATTTGGTTGTTGTTCAAAAATACCATGATCAGGACATATTATTTTAACCTTTATCTTACTATGTTTATATTCAACTAATGAATAGTCATAATAATTTTTATGTATTATAGTACACCTCTCTATAAAGGATTTTAATGTTAATTTATTACTATTATAACCACATTCTCTACACCCACTTTTATTTAAGTGTCTCATCACACCTTGTTCAAATATACCATGATCTGGACATATTATTTTTATTTTATCTTTGACTGTATTAAAAATAACCAATGAATAATCGTATTTATTATTATGTATAATATTTAGCTTCTCTATAAGTTTTTCTTTAGTATATCTCATTATCTATTTATTAAAAAAAGTATCTACCTCTTTGTATTTTTGTTAATTATATTTCTGTAATTTAAGTATTATCCATATCTTTAATGACACTGATGGTTTCCTGCTATTGTTTAATTTACCAATTTAAACTAAACAAAATAAATTAGATATATAAAGATATGGAACAAAAATCTATAACAGAATTCCTTTCTCAAGAATATAAAGAGTTTGCTCTTTATTCTATTGAAGGTAGAGCTATTCCATCTGTGATAGATGGTTTTAAACCAACTCAAAGGAAAATTATTCACATTGCTAATATTGTTTGGAAAAGTGGTTCTGAAAAGAATCTTAAAGTATTCCAACTATCTGGTAAGGTAGCTTCTGATGCATTTTATCATCACGGAGATATGTCTTTATCAAATGCAATTATTAATTTAGCACAGAAATTTAAAAATAATGCTCCACTTTTAGAAGAAGATGGTCAATTCGGATCTTTAAGATCACCACAAGCTGGTGCTCCACGTTATATTGGTACTAAGTTAAGTCCTAACTTTCGACTGATGTATAAAGATTTTGAATTACTTAATTATAAAGAAGAAGAAGGTGAAATAATTGAACCTAAATTCTTTCTACCTATTATTCCAACCGTTTTAATAAATGGTGGATCTGGTATTGCCGTTGGATTTGCTTCTAATATATTAAATAGAGATGTTAAAGAGATTATAGATGTATGTGTTAAATATTTGAATGGAAAGAAAATAACTACTGTTAAACCATCTCTAATAGGATTTACAGGAACATATACACAAGATATTGAGAATTCTAAGAAATGGTATATAAGAGGTACTCTATCTAGAGCAAACACAACAACTGTTAAAATCACAGAACTACCACCTTCAATGACATATGAAAAGTATGAAGAAATACTTGATAGATTAGTAGAGAATAAAGATATTGTATCTTATGAAGATAATTGTAAAGACAATGTTGATTATACTTTAAAATTCACAAGAAATAGTTTAGAGACTATCGATGATGATAGATTATATAAACTTCTAAAACTAGAGGAATCTGAAACTGAAAATTTCAACACATTAGATGAAAATGGTAAATTAAAAATATTTGAAAGAGTTGAAGATATAATTAAATATTTTGTTGATTTTAGATTATCATACTATCAGTTGAGAAAAGACCATCAACTTGATAAAATGCAACAAGAACTTAAAGTATTAGGTAATCGTGGTAAATTTATCAAAGCCATTTTAGATGGTAAAATAGTTGTGAATAATAAAGCCAAGGATGAAATAATAACACAAATTGAATCAATTGCTATTGAAATGATAGATGGTTCATATGATTATCTTTTAAGAATGCCAATCTATTCTTTAACTAAAGAGGTGTTTGATAAATTGAAACAAGATTTCACTTCTAAGAAAGAAGAAATTGAGAAACTAAAATTGATTGATCCAAAAGATATGTATATTGAGGATTTATCTGAACTAAAAAAGAAATTTAAATAATATGGAAAAAATGAAACGATACGAGGACTTCAAGAATGAAGATAACAAAACTGATATCCTCACAAAAGAAGAACTTGAAAGAGTGAAATGGACTAAATATAAAATTATAGTACCTACTTTAGAGGACAAATTAGAATTAGAAAAAGCGTTTGAACACATTCACTATTGTAATATCGATACAGATAATATAGCTGTTAATCAATTAGCTCACGAGTATCTAACAGAAGAAATAACAGGGGATCCTAGACACATAAACAATATTATAGTTGATGAAGAACTTTACAATAAAATAAAATAAAAGGTTTTTATCTTAGATTTTATTCTTATATTTGTGTACTAAATAAAAAACTATGTTTGAAGGAACACCTCTAATTAAAAAGATTTTTTGGATCAATGTACTGGCTTTTTCACTAACGCTAATATTAGCGAGTATTAATTTCAGTGTATTTGAACGTTTTGCAATGTGGTCATACAAAGGTGATAACTTCTATCCTTGGCAACTTATTACATATCAATTTTTACATGCTGGATTTTTTCATATTATATTTAATATGTTGGCTTTATTGAGTATAGGTCCATTCGTTGAGAGGTTTCTTGGTAAGAAAAAGTTTCTACCATTTTACCTCTTATGTGGAGTAGGTTCTGCACTATTACATATGTCAATAAGTAATAATGTTACCGTTCCAATGGTTGGTGCATCTGGTGCTTTATTTGGATTACTTGTATTATTCTCAATCATTCATCCAAATGAAAAACTATATTTGTTTTTTATTCCAATTGGAATCAAAGCAAAATATATGGTTGGTGGATTGATTGCCATAGAAGTATTACTTGGTCTATTCTCAACATCGGATGGTATAGGACATTGGGCACACGTAGGTGGTGCATTAACTGGTATAACACTATATCTTTTTAATAAAAGGTATTTAAGTAATAATATATAATAGATGAAACCTCTTTTAATCTTAGATCTTGATGAAACACTAATTCATACTGAAAATGTACCAGATGAATATGCTGCTCAATATGACTATGATTTTAGGTTTAATGGACGTGGTGAATCAGCATTTTATACAAAGAAACGACCTTATCTTGAACAGTTTTTAGATTATGCTTTTGAAAATTTTGATGTTGCTATTTGGACTGCCGCAGGTGAAGATTACGCAAAAGAAATTATTAAAAATATCGGAATATTAGAATCATCACTAAACTTTTTCTATACAAAAGATAAGTGTACTATCAAACTTAGTCTCGACTATTCTGATTATTATGGTGTAAAAAATCTTAATAAATTAAAGAAGGGTGGATATGATCTGAATCGTGTTTTGATTGTTGATGATATTAGAGAAACTGCTGTTAATAACTATGGTAATCTTATATTGATTAAACCATTTACAGATAACACTGATGATACTGAGTTACTTAAACTAATCTCATACTTACAAACTATTAAAGATGAACCAAATTACAGAAGAATTGAAAAACGAGGATGGTCAAATTCGAGTAAGTAATTTATCTGACTATAAAATTCAACTTGAATGTTGGATACCTATACTTTTATCACATAATGATTCACTTAGAGTAATCGGTAGGATTAAATTAAAGACACGATATAGTATTGATAAGGATGAAAGGAGACATCATTTTGAATTACCAACCTACAATATTATCTACCCAAAGGATAGATTTTTACAAATTATTTCACAATCTTGGAAAATTAAGAAAAAATTCATATCTTTGCAAATGGATCATTCCCTATACAAGATAGGTGACTATCAAGTAAAAGGTAAAATACACGGATTAATATTTGATGATCCATCTTGGGCAAGAAACTACTTATTAGAAACTATACTAAATGAGACCAGAGACAATTAAAAATCAAATAGATAAAAATATCGTTTCTCTATTAGAGAATATGGATTACGAGGAGGTTTGTAAGTATATCAATGATATCTCAACCCGATTTAATTCCAGAATTTCTGATGTTGATGTAAGTGATCTAAAATCAATAGAGAGTTGTTCTGATGCAAGAGTAAGATATACTGCTTATTATGTATTCTTTTCTAATAAGAGGATTCAGGATATTCTTAGGATAGAGAATAAAAAACTAAATAAAAACAGAATATTGAATTTCAAAACTCTTCTCTTTAAAGAGAGGCTTTTAAGTTGCTCAAAAATAGAAAATTCTATAAATTTCAAATACAAAAAGCTAATATAATAATATGACACAGAGTATTGATTTAACAGGTAGCTTAGCATTCGTGACTCCAAATCTGAATGTATTATCAATAAATTCAGCGAATAATGAAAAATTAATGGAGATAACTAATGATGGTGATGTTTTTTTCAGACTTAATGGTGTGTGGAAAAAAATTGAATGTGAGAATGATATATCACTGATGTTTGTCGCTGTTATATCTGGATTAACTGGAGTTCAATATAAAGATAAGAATGAATTAATTTCTAAAATTATAAAAAATTATAGAGGAAATCAGATTGATAAAATTTTGAAATAATGTAAAGAATCCGTATATTTGTCTTATGACAAACAGAGATAAGAATACAATTTGGAACATTCTAAGTAAGTATGACAACACACTAACCTCTATGTGTGATTCTCTTTCTAATATTTTACAAGAAAAATCAGAAAAAAATGATTACATTAATGTTTTCAGAAACTATCGTAAGATGGATATTGAAGATACTAAAATAGTTGATATTGTTCTTGGTGACAAAATACTAATATCTGTTAACTAAATTTATTACTAAACCATTCAGTGAAATCTCTATAAGACTCTTTTAGGCTATCTAAGAGAGTTTTTTCTTTTAAGAAGTCTTTGTAGTCTTGTTTATATCCTTTTAGAGTTTCATCAGTAGGATCAGTAGTCCATTGTCTATTAAATGATAATTCTTTTGGTGTTTGGAATCCAAAATATTTTAAAACTTCTTTTTCAAGTTCAACAGCATCCTGACCATTCCAGTTATGGCCCATTGCTACTATTCCAACTTCTTTGTCTTTTAATATATTAGATTCACCTAATGAAGCATGTCTATTTTCTAACCAAGTTAATCTTTCAATAAGTTGAGTATAAACGGCATTCATTTTACCCCATCTAATAGAACCAAAAAATACTATAATATCTGATTCATATATCTTATTTGCAACCACATACATTTCATCTGATGGATTATTAACAGAAGCCCAGCATCTAACAATTTTATGTGGATTTTTCTTATCATCTTTTAAAATGGCATCTTTGATACCACAGTTATTTCCACCATGTCTTGATACATTCCCTTCACAAGGAAATATTTTTAATTTAGAGACATCAATAACTTCACAATTTTTTAATTTATTTCTTATTTCTAAAGCTAGTTCGGATGATTTTGGTAATTCTTTTTCACCAGACCAACGATTTGATGTTGTTAAAAATACTATTCTAGATCCCTCGGAATCCTTCACTTTTAAATAATTAAAAAATTTCTTGATAAATCTCTCCATATTCTATATATTTGTATTTTAATATATGAATGTATATCATGATGTTTCATGAAGTTAAATTTAAAGAAAAATAATAGATGGCATTTAAAGATTCATTACAGATGATGCTTGAAAACCTAGCAGATCAAACGATAAATGGTAGAATATCTTGGATACCTATCAGTAATACAAAAATGGAAATTGATATTGAAGATATTAAATTTGAATTTCTAGTAAATTGGAGATTGGAAATTGATACCGGATGGACTATGAGTCCAGGTTGGATAAATATGAAATCTAAAGATTTGGACTTTATTTTATATTCACATAACTTCCCTGAACAGATTACCCAGATTAAGGAATATCTATGTAAAATTCATTTTGACCAACATAAGCCATCGGATCAAAAAGTTATTGATCAGATTGACAACATATCTAAAACTTTATCTATACAAGAGTATCGAGATAAAAAAATATCAAATATTTTTGATGAAAGATAGAGATAAAGTAAAAGAAAAATTTGAAATACTTGATTGGTTTTGGTTCAAATCAAGATGTACTAATAAAGCTGGTCATAGGAATGAAAGAGCACAAAAGAACTTTGATTCATATTTAAAAATATTTTTAACAGAAATGGAATATACTGGACAAACAAAAAGTGAAATTCAAAAAAACTTCAAAAGAATTGAAGATATAATGTCTAAATCCGACGATAAAGACAGACAAATCTATTTAGCTCAAACACAAGCTAACCGTATCACAGATGAATGGAAAAGTATAAATAGAGCAATGGCCGCGAAAGAAATGGGTCATGAACATCTATTTGAAGTATTTTTCCGAAGGGCCTATGAACTTGGCTCTGTTGGAAAACAAGAATATCGTCAATATCAATTAACAAAATTAGGAATATGAAAAATCAATTTAAAGTATCTCAATTATTTGTAGATATATTTCAATACTTTAATGTATATGATCAAAGAGATCGTATGAAAAATCTATCTAGAGTAGAGTTATACCTATTATTGGATACTTGTGTAGATGCTCATGATGAAGATGATTCAACGGTTTGTCAGAACTTCTCACCATATATGAATGAGATTAAAGATATCTTAGGAATTCAAAATGGATATGAACCAACTGATTCTGATTTGAAAGAGTTAATAAAACAAACTGATCCTATTTTAAACGTTGAAAAGGTTACAGAATCAGGTGAGTATTTACCGGACGTCTTTACCAAACTAGAAGTCAGAGAATTAAAACTAAATAAAATTTTTGATAAGTAATAATTTATCCCTATATTTGTAATCTTAAATAAACTAAGAATGGATACAGAAAACATTAATGCTGAGGTAAGTGAAGTCACTGAACCACGTATTGGTAAATATAAACCAAAACGTAAATTTATAAATTTTATTACTGGGCTTAAAGGTCGAGTTCGACTTTTGAATAATGTTGCCTTTATTAAAGGTGAGGAATTATCTGGTATGTTAGAAGGTGCTATTTTCAAAATCACTATTTGTGATGAAGATACAATTGACTTTGAAGAACTAGATACTAACTTATCAACTCCAGAAATGATTCAACGATTTATCGATGATATTGATTCCCGTGATGTTACTGGTTATACCCAAAAATTTGTAGTGTCTAGTCTTAAATTTCAAGATGAAGATGCTAAACCTTGCTATCTTGAAGTAGAAAACACTAAACCAATTGATATGTTATTTTCACTATTTGACGAAGAATCTTCTAAAGAGATTTCAGAAAAAGGTATGTCTATCCTTGATGCTCTTTTCAGCTCAGAAACAGATGAAGAACTGAGTCTTTCCGAAAAAGATGTCCAAACTATTTTAGATGCGGTGGAGAACCCTCCAGTACCAAATGAACCTTTGAAAAAAGCGGCAGAGAGTTATATGGAAGAATCTTTTCGTAAAATGAATGAAGAAAAGGTTCTTGAACTTAAAGACCGTATTGAAAAGACTGAGAGAGAAATTCTGAAATTTAAAATGGATGTTAAACAGACAGAATCTAAAATCATATCCTCCTCTGATAGTTTGAAGATATTGAATAGTCGTCTTGAATCTTTACAACCAAAAGATGAACCAATTGGATATGATTTCTTTGTATCCACTGAAAATAAGAGTGATATTGAACCAGATGAAAACTTAGTTGCTGTTGTTGAAAAAATTGCTCCTGTGTTGAAACTGAATACTCCTGTAGTTATCGATATGTTAACTAAAGGATACTACACTATTAAAATTCAAAAACAAGTTCAAAGTGAAGAAGAAAATACAATTGAACGAGAAATCTACAGAAAGATTGTAAGTATTGATGTGATGGGTAAAGTTGATATGATATCACCTACTGAATTTGAGTATCGCGGTGATATGACTTGGCACCAACTAGTTGATAAGATGATCCGTATGGGGTTTGAGCAAAATCCAGAGTTTGATAAGATAAGCGGTTCTAACTCTTATGAAAGTAAAGAAGAAGAATCTTCTAATCAAGAAGACAAAACCGCAGAGTAATACAAACAACAATTAATTTAATTTTAAATAATTTAACCAACCACTAACTTATGAAAGCAAAAAGAAGTTTTAAAAAATGGGCATCTTATAAATATAAGAAAATCTTAGTAAGACTGAAAACAAGGTCTAAATCTATGTTGGAGAATAAATCCAGAAGACCAAAATTGAATGAGATTCAAAAACCACTATATGATATTTGTCACAAATTAATTTCTGAGCCTACGACTGAGTTAAGATCTAATTCAATAGATTATACATTTCATATTGAAAATGATAATTATCTAGTTATAATTAGATCAAATCAAATAACAGAACAGAGTTATTCAATAAGCTTGGTTGAATTAAATTCTGTAAATCAAACACCAGTATTTGTTGATATTCCTTTTCCATCGGAATTTGTGAAAATAATTGTTGAGAAGTTTGACAGGGAAATGCAGAAAAGAATGAAGAATCGTCAGACTCTAAAAACAACCAAAGTTGCTAATAGACTTCAATCTATTTTAAAGCAAATTGAATTGAAAGAATTTTAATGAGAGTAATTGCTATAAAAGATGCACCAATCGTAGATGTTTCTGCTTGGACAAAAAAGAGTGGTTTAACACAGGCTTATAAAGTGGGAGATATATTTGAGTTGTCTAAAGAGTATTCAGATCCTAACTATCACAGAACCTATATGGTTATATTCAACCACCATATAGGTTCTTACATGGAAGTAAACTATGAAAATTTCATAACACTTGATGAACACCGAGAGAATCAAATAAATGAATTATTATCTACATAAATATTTAATTCGAATTTTATCTTACCACAATCCCAGATTTTGTCAACTACTATAGAGTCAACATACTCCTTTTCTGTACAAGAATATTTTAACTTAGACTTCTTAAAATTCGACTTATGAACTCTCTTATTATTAACTACATATTTATAATCTGGTAAACTCTCATTAATATTATTAAATCCTAATTTATAATATAAATTACCAATGCTCCAATCTCTATCTGCATAACTAACTATTCTAATTGGATTGTAATTTTTTATAAAATATTTTAGTAGTTTAGATGCTCCTCCAACTACATTTGTTTCTATTTTGTTACAAAATCTGGATAGATTCCAACCACTATCTTCCATTCTTTTACGACCTTCAAAGTTATTAAAAGTCATTACAGAAACTAATTCTTTATTATAAATAAGACCTAGTTTTAAACTACTTTGATCAACTCCTTGTATATGATTATCTTCTAAAAAATTAGAAACCGATTTTAATTGAACTACTTCACATTTTCTAGCCCATATTCTATTATCAGTTTTTCCTAACCAATTTTTAATTTGACTCTTGACTATATTACAATTAAAAGACCAATCATCTTCCCATATGTGTATAATTCTTATATCTTTTTCCAAAAAATACTTAGTTTTATCACTATGATAGTTTTTATCTTTCAATTTTTCAGAGTGCCAGTAAAGACCATTAAATTCAAAACCTAATTTAATTTCTGGTAGATAAATATCTATCTCTAATTTGTCTCTATAACTTTTAACTACCTCTCCTTTATAAATTGACAAGATAAATCTATATAATTCATCTTCTTTTATAGAACGACTATCTCCAATAGGATTACAAACAGTACATAGTTTTAAGTTAGATCTTAATCTATTATGATAACTTGAACTATCTATATAAAAATAGTGGTCTAAATTATTATCACATTTAAATAGAGAGACTTTATTATCAACATATTTTACATAATTACTATTGTTTGTTATTTTACAATCTCTTATTAAATCAGATTGCATCGGAGAATTTGATCCATATAATTCATTGTTAGTCTTTTTTATCTTCTCCCTTATAACCGGTGATGAAAGTTGAGACTCATATCCAGTTCTTTCAATATTTGTTTGTTTTACTTTATCATAAAACTCACTAACCTGTGAAGGATGTTCAACTCCATACTTATCTCTGAAAATAGATTTTATCCTTTCACTATCCATAAACGGATTTTCATATCCAAATTTATCCAAATTGGTTTTATATACTTTTTCTTTGAAGTTTATAGATTTTGAGAAATGATCAACGCCGTATTTTGCAATTGATGTTTTTTTAACCTTCTCATTTCTGTCAGGGTGTTGTGAATAATATTCAACTCCATATTTATCTTTATTATATTCCTTTAATTTTATATGAGAACATTTGTCACAAGTATATATAGGGTATTTAACACAAGAGTTTATATTTTTATTATATGCTTGATATTTTATATATCTCTCAACAAAACAAATATCACAACAAACATTAACTTTCAAATTACTACCATTCTGTAATTGTGTTTCAGTTTCAACTTCAATTATATCTCGTAAGGAGATATTTTCATAAAATTCTTTATAATATTCAATATTTTTCCTAGTTATTTTAATTTTTACTTTTCTATCTAAAATCATTTTACTATATTTGTTTTAATATATATTAAAAAGTCAAACTCTCCCTATTATAAAATAATTTTTGGAAATTAGATTTTTATCCGTATATTTGTAAAATAAAATAAAAGACATAAGATGATTGTTAAAAACATACACGAAAAATTACTGAATTCAATTCAGACAATGCTTATCGATACGAAGGTCAATCTCCCATATTATGGTGAGTTTAACCTACATATTAGTTTCCATGAGCAAGACTCAATTGGAACTTGTGCAGTCAACGTGACTTCAAAGGGTATGAATTTCTTTTACTCTCCGAAGTTTCTTGAAGATATGTCTCAAAAAGAAGTCAACTTCATTGCACTTCATGAGGATTTTCACTTATTGTTTAATCACCCACGTAGAACTATTACTGGTCAATACGATCATAAATTATCTAATATCGCTCAAGACATGATTATCAATCACGTTATTTGGGAAGATATTTCACACTCTTTCGTTGAAATTCCTAAGAATAAAGATGGTAAGAACATGGCTTTATTCGTTCCTAAAGACTACACAGGTAAACTTATCTTCGAAGAGTTATATGAGTGGTTGAAAGAAGAAAAAGATAAGTTTCAAAAGAAACAAAAAGAAGGTAAGAGTAAAAACTCTGAGTGTAAGTCTTGTGAAGGATCTGGTAAGAAAGATGGTAAGCAAAAAGGTGAATCCGGTAAAGGTCAAAAAGACGGTAAAGGTCAAAAAGACGGTGAAGGAAAAGGCGAGGGAGGCCAAGGTGAAGGCCAAGGTGAGTCCTGTCCAGATTGTGATGGAACTGGTAATGAAGGTGGTAAAGATGCGTCTGGTAAACCATCATATGGTCCTTATGGTAAAAACCCATCTGGTAAAGATGGTGATGCTATCGATACTTGGAGTACAGATCAAATCTTCCAAGACTTAGAAAATGGTACTGGTGAGTATCTTGACAAACATATTGGTGACGATGTACCGGAAGAAATGCGTGAGGCGATGGTTCGTGACGTAATGGATCGACTTGCATCTCGTGGTCTTTCAGCGGGGAATGTTGAGTCAACTATTAACAAACTTCGTAAACAACGTAAAGATTACTTGAAAGAGATTAAGCGTTCTGTATCTAATATGATCTTTGGTCACATTAAACAAAAGACTATTGTTAAACCAAATCGTCGTCAGATTGCAGGATTGAAAGGTAATCGTAAGATTAAGAGTAAAGTAAACGTTATTCTTGACACAAGCGGTAGTATGGGTGGTCAAGGCACGTTTGAAAGAGTTCTTTCTTATGTTTATCGAAATGATATCGAAATCAACTTCATCCAAGGTGATACCGAGGTTAAGTGGGTAGAGAACTTCAAGAAAGCAAAATCTCTTGAAACTATGAAGATTCATGGTCTTGGAGGTACTGTACTTCAACCAGCCGTTGATTATGTAGTTGAACACTTTAATGATTTCAACAATGTCATGCTCACGGACGGTTATTGTGACAATCTTGATCTTTCTAAAGTTAGAGGAAAGATACTGATTATATCAGTTGGTACAAAAGTACCTATTGCAAGAACTAATAATAAGGTCAAACAAATTTGTATAGAAAATACACATTAATAAAAAATCCCAGTTAATTACTGGGATTTTTTATTTTATTTTGAAACAGTAAAATATCAATATTCTTTTTTGAAGAATTTAATCTTCTCTTTGTTACACAAAGGTTATCATAATCAGAAGTTTCAATAGGACTCTTTTCTAAATAAAAACACTCTCTTATTGATATCTTATGGTCTATTGATGGATAATCACCATCATTTGAATCAAGTAGAAAATTATCTTTTATATACTCTCCATCATAAAAATCATATCCATCCCACGTTTCCAAAAATTTTGATTTTATTGATTTATAATAGTTCCAAGATACTCTATAGAATTCTTTGTATGTTGAGTATTTATCATTTGTATAGTCAATCCAATCTCCACTTTTATTTCTCTTTTCTCTAATTTTATCTCTAACTTCAACTGATTGAAAAACATTATATACACCATACTTGTTTTTTACTATATCATCCCTCTTTTTTGAAAAGTAGGTTCCTTTACATAATACATTCTCTACACCATATCTTTCTAAACAGGTTGTTTTATTTTTTTCAGGATTTCTAAAAGTAGAAGATCCATACTTTTTCATACAGGTATCTTTTTGCTTTTGATTAACAATAGTTGATAACTTAGCACAAGATATCGAACAAAACTTTTTCTCTTTTTTCTTGTTTAAATATCCTAAATTTAAATTTTCAAATTTAACAATGTTATCACAATTTGCACAAATATCTTCACCATCAACTTTTAAAAATTCATCATAATAGGTTTTAGATGTCATGTTTTTATGAGAATGTGATATATGAATTGATAGGTGTTTCCTATCTCTAACTTCAAATGAGCAAATTTCACAAATCATCCTTTAATTTCTTTTTATCTCTCTGTTTATATTTCAATTCATTTCTTTTGCATTGAATTTTGCAGAATTTTTTATTTGATCTTCCTTGTATTTCATTTAAACAATTTCTATATTTACACTTTCTCATAATACTATATATTAAATATTTGTCCTTCCTTTTAAAAACTTGATATGATATTTCTTATACATAAATAAATGATACTCTTAATTAGATGTGATAAGGAAGTAAAGAGTTATAATAAGTGGACTACCACTTTTAACTCTGATATGTCTGATGTTAACGATGTGTTCGTTAGCAACGGAATTTCCACATTTCTACTTTATAGAAGTAAGCTTCCAAGTGAATTTAAAAAAACATCAAATCCAAAAAGAGGAATAAACTCAATATCATCATTTGATTTTACAAAAGTAGAACAAGATTGTATCATATTCTATCATGGTGATGTTCTTAAAGAAGGTGATGAAGTGGCAATTGAGAATTTATTTAATTATTGTCATAACAACAACAAACATTTAGTTATTCAGTTTAGTTTGGATAACCAACATATGATTAATCATATCTGTACTGGATCTGAGGTTTATGTTGAAAGAGAGGATTTAAGCAGGTTTCTACTTCAATTACATAGAAATATAAAAATAGATAATCTTTTGGGTTAGAATTCTATTTTTTCTACATTTTTCAAATCAACCTCATATTCACTACCATCAATTTCAACCGTAATTAAACCATCATCATCTACACTCATTGGATTAATTGCCATATCTGGATCATTATCAGGTAAGTTATTAACAATAGTTGTATAGATAAATCCTTTACTTTGAATACAATCAATTATATCTTGTATAGTAAAGTTTTTGTATTTGAATGATTCAAAAAATTTCAAGTATCTCATTTTAATATATATTAAAAATTTATTTTTTAAAATGAAGTACTTAAAGAAATTTAATGAAGAGTTAAAAGCTCAAACTTACAAAAACGCTGCTCGTAAATTAAAAAAAATCTTGAAAGAAAAACCTGCTTTAGGCAAGGCTATTGGTGCTGAAGAAAGGGCTAATAAATTAGAACTTTATTCGAAAGATGTTCAAGAAAGACAAGATATTGAAGCTTGGAAAAAAGAAATTGAGCAATTCAGCAAATATGGTGAGTTTAATATTGAAATGTCTATATCAGGAAAACCACTTATTAAGCCTAAAGTATATTCATTTTATTTAGATATAGTGCCAGAAATTGAACAGATGATTGATTCTTGGGATGAAGAAGATCCGGATAATAGAGAACTTACATTTGGATTCTGTGCGGGATTAATTCCAAAAACTATTGAAGATAGAGAGGAAATTAAAATGAATTTTAATAGTGATTTTTGGAATGGACACACCTGGGGATTCTGGATTTATCCAACTTATACGGTTTTAAATAGTGAGGTCACTTTCAAAGGTCTTACAATTTATAACTATGATACCTCACCTGATCATCAAATAGCTGATAGAAAAACAGCAGTTGCTTTGAAAAAATTATTAGTAAATATATTTGATCCTATATTTGATTATCCAAGTGGACATAAAGATATTACAGATATGTATGATAAGATTGAGAGAGATATAATTCAAGGACTTGAAATTTCAGCAACATATGGAATCGATATGGGTAGAATCCAAGAAGATATAAAAAAATTACCAATAATGGACTTTTATATACAATGAGACACTTAAAAAAATTTGAAGAATTAAATTTAGATACTTATCTTAAATATGGTGAACTGCTTAAAAAGAAAGGCCATGAGGAAAGAGGACAAAAAATGATAGATTGGGCTAAGAGAGGCCAACTTGATGATACTCCTGATGTTAATCTTTGGATAAAGTGGATGAATGATTATCGTGGGCAAGGAGTTAGAAAATCGATAGTAAAGGGTCTTATTAGTGATGTGCCAATTAAAGCTAAAGTTCAAATGGTGCATGTTGATCTAGATCAATTAAAAGATGATTATGATTATCATAAAGAGGAGAATAGTTATCCAATAACTATGACTATTAACTTTAGTATTGATCAATCAGAATTAGAAAAAATAAAGCCAGATTATTTGGACCCATTTAAAGGTGAGACTAACGTTTCTGGTACTTCATATAAAATATACCCAATGCAGTTAAGTTCATCATTCAAATTAGATGAAAATGGTAATATAAAAGAAGTTTCTCCAGTAACTACGTTCACTTATGGTGAAATGGGTGCTATTTTCAGTGATAGAAGGTCTGCTAATAATTTTAAGAATATACTTAGAAAAATATTAACTAACGAAATTAAGATTTATACTGGATATAAAGATGAAGATGATGGACAATTTATGACCAATTCAGAAGCGATGTTTCAAATACTCACCAAAGAAATACCTACTATTGAAATATCTGATATAGAGATGATAATAGATGTTTTTAAGAATATCAATACAAACACTTTATATAGTGAAAATTCTTTAGAAGCATCTAAAAGAATTTATCAATAATTTTTTGAGTGTCATATAAAATAATTATAATAACCTGAAATAAACTTTCAGGTTTTTTTATTATCATTTAAGATGTGTTGAGTATATTTTGACTTTTCCGGTATTTATAATTTAATATATAAAAATAAAAAATGTATGAGAATATATTGGACAAAGGAAGAAGAAGATAAATTAAGATATTATTATGAAGAGTTAGGTCTATCATTATCAGAATTATATAATTATTTCATTGAATATTATCCAAATAGGACAAAAACATCAGTTGAAGTAAAAATAAATAAGCTTAAACTTAGACATACAAAAGAACAAATATCAAATATAAAATCAAGATTGAATTCTGGAGAAGGTAATGGTATGTTTGGTAAGATTGGTCCAAATAAAGGTTTAACCAAAGAAAATTCTGAAAGAATTAGAAACTCTTCAATGAAAATATCAATTACATTAAAAAAAATGTTTGAAAATGCAGAATTAGATAGATCTGGTGATAAAAATGGTATGTATGGTAAGCAATCTTGGTCTAAAGGTAAAACAAGATATGATGATAGTAGATTAGTTGATAATTATAATAGAAAATCAATTAGTGCAAAAAATAGATGGAGTAAGTTATCTGATATTGAAAAAGATATAAGAATAGGTAATCTATCATTGGCTGCTAATAAAGCAAAAAAAGATACAAAGATTGAGGTAATAATAAAAAATAAATTAGAAAATATGAATATAAATTTCACTAAAAATTATAGATGTGATAGATATATTTTTGATTTCTACCTAGTAGATTATAACTTTGTAATAGAATGTCAAGGTGACTATTGGCATGGTAATAGTAAATATTTCAAAATTTTAAATGAAATACAAATAAAAAATATCGAAAGGGATAAAAATAAAATAAAATATTTAGAAGAAAATAAAATAAAATCACTATTTTTGTGGGAGAATGAGATATATAAGTTTAAAGAAAACTTAGAAGAAATAATTTTAAATAAACTAAATGAAAATTAAAAAATTTGATGCATTTTTAGAGAGTAAAAATGATTTGTACGATATAATTCCACAATCTATTAAGGATATAAGTATCCTTTTTAAAGAGAATGGTAAGGAGTTGTATTTAGTTGGTGGTGCTGTTAGAGACTTTATTAATAATGAAAATCCCAAGGATTTTGACTTATGTACTAATGCAACACCTGATGAAATATTAAATATAGTCAAAGATAAATATAAAACGACTGAACAAGGTAAATCATTTGGAGTAATAGTTATATACACAAAGGACCAACCAATGGGTATAGAAGTAGCTACATTTCGAGAAGATATGTATGATGATAAACTTGGAATAACTAGAAATCCGGAAATTAAATTTTCCACAATTGAAAAAGATGTACTTAGGCGTGATATAACATATAATTCTATGTTCTATGATTTAGAAAAAAGAAAAATAATTGATTTGGTCGGTGGTATTCAAGATATTGAAAATAAAATGACTAGATTTGTGGGGAATCCAAATGATAGAATAACCGAGGATCCTTTACGGATTTTACGTGTTCTACGATTTTCTTGTAGGTATAATTTTGCCATAGATTTGGATACAAAAAAATCAATTATTAAAAATAAAAATAAATTATCTATAATCTCACAAGAAAGAGTCTGGGAGGAAATGAAGAAAGCATTTAAACAAGCAAAATCCTACAAACAATATCTTGAGTTTTTTAATGAGTTTGATATGTGGAAGGAAGTATTCCCAGGTTCTAAAATCAATACTGATATTGAAGAAGCGGATAAACTAACATCTTATATTGCTAATCTATTTAAGTTTGAAGATACTCAAAAACTTGAAAATAAGATGATACTCCAATATAAAATTGAAGGAGATATTGCTTCTAAAGTTGTGTTTCTAATAGATTTATTAAAATTGAATCCTGAGAATGCTTTTGATTTATACAAGAAGAAAGTAAGGTGTCATTGTACTTCTGCACAAATTATAGATTGGTTGGATACTTGTGGAGTTCATAGTAAAATCTTTATTAGATTTATTGACTATGTTCCAAGTGTATCTGCTGAAGATTTGATGGCTAAAGGTTTTAAGGGTCGCGAGTTAGGAATAAAGATTAAAGAAATTGAAATAGAAAAATTCAAAGAGACTCTTTAATAGAGTCTCTTTGAAAAATAATTTTATCCTTTACTTAATTTATCATACAATTTTTTGTAATCAAATGTTAAAATAACACCATCTAAATCTAAATACCTATCTTCCATATATTCTTGTGTTGATCCGTGTATTGTGGCTAACCTTTTACAATCTTCTTTAGTAATTTTTCTTAATTCTGCAGTTGAATTAGTTGGAAAATACCAATTTTTTAATGTAATAACTGCATTTTTAAGTTCTTCAAGAGATCTTGTTCGGACTTGATTAGTCATTTGTGTAGTGTTAATAAAGGTACAAATATATCCTTCTGAAATTCTACCAGCAACCGATTGTAAAACTTCAAGTTCTAAATTAGAATTATTCATTAACATTCTTTGGCTACTCCAATTTCTTTGACTATAAGACCTTTCCAAAGTTTCACACTCTGCATCTGCTTCTAATGTAAATTCCCAAACTGCCCATTTAGCTTTAGTTAGATCTACTCTAGTAAAATCTTCTGACCAATAGCAAGAACGATTCTCTTTTATTTTAAATCCTAAATCTAAAATATCCCAAAAAGTATCTTTTATATCATTAAAAGAATATTCAAATCCTGTGTGAATAGTTGAATCTTCATCATCATCATCATCATCTGATTCGAAAATTCTAAAATCTCTTAAATGCTTCATAAATGTATATATAAATTCTTTAATTAGAAAGAGATAATTTATCAATATATAATTGAAAATTATCTCTTTTTTATGAAAAAAATACTATTATTATTATCAATTTTAATATCTTCTACCTTGTTCTCACAGACACAAGTTTGTCCAGATGTTGTTTGTATTAATACACAAGACCAAGACTATTTTGTTCTCACAACACCTGGATCTACATATAATTGGCAATTATCTGGTGGTGGTGTTATACAATCTGCTGAAGCTACCGATACAGATGCTGATGGTAGGATAGAGATAATTATCGATTGGGGTGCTGTAATTGGTTCTTATACATTACAGGTTACTGAGACAAATATCAATGGGTGTGTTGGTCTTCCAGTTACTTGTCAAATTAATATTGTGAATGGTGCAAATGTTACAATAAATGCCGTTGGTCCTTTTTGTACTGGTGATCCAATTACTAATTTAGTTGGTAATCCTGCTGGTGGTGTATTCTCTGGTGTTGGTGTGGTTGGTAATACATTCAATCCATCTGCTGGCTCCCAAACTATAACATATACCTATAATGATCCTAATGGATGTTCAGGTTCAGCAACTTATAATATTGTTGTTAATCCTATACCGGTAACATCACCAATTTACAAACAATAAGGATATCTATAAAATCTCATAATTATCTAGTAATATATACTATAAATACTAGAAAATTATGAGATTGATATTTATTTTTCTATTTTTACTTTCATTCAATCTTAAAGGTCAAGTTATTAGTCTTACTAACTGTGATTCTTTAGATCGTGTTCAAACATTTTATGTTGATCTACATACTGGATCTACATATGAGTGGTCAGTTAATGGCGCGACAATTTTAAATACCAATGAGAATAAAGTAACTATTCTTTGTCCTAGTTTTGAATCTAGTTTTACTATATCAGTTATTGAGAGAAATGCTAATAATTGTCCGGGAGAAGCCAGGAAATTATTAGTAGAGATAACGCCTTGTCAGGATGAGGTTATTTGGATTCCATCCGCCTTTACTCCAAATGGTGATAACCGTAATGATATATTTAGAGTAATGGGAACTATATCATCAAAGGAATTCTCTTTACAAATCTATAATAGGTGGGGCGAATTAATTTTCGAGTCTAATGATGTTGAAGTTGGTTGGGATGGTACTTACAAGGGTACTCTTGTTCAAGATGATATTTATACGTATAGAGTATTCTGTTTGGTTAATTCCAGATACTATTTAAAATATGGTTCAGTAACTTTGATAAGATAATTTTATATATATCAAAAAATTTAAATTATAATGACTTATTATCTATCATATATTAAAGACACCTTGAGCAACAATTATCTAGGTATAAAAATAGAACCGGGATTGGTTGGTTCTTTTCTTGACCAATTGAAAACTGTACTTAGTGAAGAGGATTATGAAGTATATACTAAAAACCAACAAAATAGAGATCATGGTTCACATCATATAACAGTTATTAATGTTATGGACTATAACAAATTAAGTAAAGAAATCGGAGTATCTAATTTTATTGAAAATTTAGAAGATATTTTAAAATATCCAATAGATGATATAAAGATTTTAGGACTTGGTACTGCTCAGAAGAATGAAAATCGAGCTTATTTTGTTGTTTGTCAATCTGATAAATTGGATGCTATTCGTACTAGATTTGATTTACCTAAGCAAGACTTTCACATAACTTTAGGATTTAAATGGAAAGATGTTTTCGGTGTTAGAAAGAATGAAGTTATGAATATAAAATCTAGATTTCTTAAAGAGTTAAAACAGGAATTTTATAAAAAAGAAAATTTTAATTTTATAAAAAAAATAAAAAATTATGATTTATCTGAAGATGTAGAGATAGTACCTATTTCTATTTCAGATGATTTTCTAAAAGTCTTATGTGATGATACTATCATGGATGTCGGATTTTCTTCTGATAAAAATGAACTTTTCATTTTCACAAAATATAAAAAATCTATCGACGTAAGTAGATTACCACTAACCGAGATATATAGAATTTTAGAAAATATTTAAAAAATAAATTATATTATGAGTTCAAAACTTTTTAATTTCTACTCTTTTGATGAATGTAGTGATGAAGATAAACTTTTTAAGAAACTTGATTTGCTTAAAAATGAATCAAAAATACATTACACACAAGACGACAATTACCTAATTAAAATTAAAGACCTTGAATTATCGGATGATGAAATTGAAAAACTATCTGTATTTTTAGATTCTTTAAATGTATTACCTTATTTGGGCCACGAGGATGAAGGGGATACTGATTTCGATGACTATGATGATTCTGATGATGATATTGATGATAATTACAACGGTAGATATAAGTCTAGGAATGATGATTATGATGATGATTATTAAAAAAATTTTGGTGGGTTAAGTTTTTTCCGTATATTTGTAAAACAAACAACGAGTCAATCATCTTTAAAAAATACTTTGAAAAAAGTTTGGTGAATGATAAAAATTTCGTATATTTGTAAAACAAACAAACAAACAACTAAAAACTCAACTCTATGGCTACTACTAATCTTTTTTCAAAGGCAAAATCTAAAGCAGTTACAAAAACAACTGATAAGAAAGACTCTAAGGTTCGTATTTCTATCGAAGATCCTTCTTTCTTTCAAAAAATACAAACACTTGAGACTCTTCAAGATCGTATGAAATCTGATAAAGCTAAGGCTGATATGATTTCTGACGAGATTAAAGACCTTGGTAAAGACAAGTGGACAGAAATGTACCAAAAAACTGGTAAAAATCCAGGCTCTGTAATGTTAGAGTCTGTTATTGGTGAAGATACAGCACAAGTTATGTTTGTTCCTTCTGACAAATATATCTCACTTTCACCTGAGAAAGCAGAATCTCTTCGTGAAGAGTACGGTGAAGAAATCGTTGAAGAAAAAACCACTTTCGCTTTTGATAACGAAATGATTGAAAAATACGGTGAAGTTCTTTCAATGTTGATTGAGAACTGTGAAGATATTTCCGATGATGATAAAGGTAAAATCATCAAAGCAGTAACAGCGTTCTCTGTGGCGAAAGGCACAATTGATGTGATGAAGAGTTATGGTTCAGTTGAGAAAGTAATGGAAGAAGTAAGACCAGTAATCTCTTTGAAAGGAGTAGAGGTAGTAAAAGGCTAATAAAAATACCTCTCTTAGAGGTATTTTTGGCCGGGTTGTTGTAATGGTAGCCAAGACGGACTTAAAATCCGTTGGACATTCGTCCGTGTGGGTTCGAGTCCCACACCCGGTACAAAGTAGACACTGGTGAAAACATATTTTTGAGTGTTAATATATAATTAAAAAATATTAACATGAGTGATGAAGATTTCATAAAAATATGCCTCGATTCAAAATCGATGGCTGAAGCATCAGTAAAGATTGGTATACACTTTAATACATTTAAGAGAAAGGCAATAAAACTAGGAGTTTACTCGCCTAATCAATCTGGTAAAGGTATTTCAAAAAAATTACCTCTATTAATTCAGACATCTGAGATTCTAGAGGGAAAACAACCACAGTATAGCACTTTTAAACTAAAATTAAGACTTTTTAAGGAAGGATTAAAAAATAATAAATGTGAAATTTGTGGTATTTCAGAATGGAATGGAACTAAAATGTGAGCTTGACCATATAGATGGTGATAGAAAAAATCATCAGATAGATAACTTACGAATTATATGTCCAAATTGTCATAGTCAAACTGAAACGTATAGATCAAAAAAAAGAAAATAATTTTTATTTTTTATTTGAATTGATAAAATAATCCTTATATTTGTATAAATAAAAACAGAAAAAAAGATGATGAATAACAGCAAAATGATGCCACAGGAATTTGTCGATGGACTATCGACTTTAACTAAACGTGAACAGTCTTATTTCCGAATGATGTGGGGTAAGTCAGGAGTTCTTTACATCACGGCTAAACCGGGTGTAGCTAAATCTGCAATTGCTCGTTCAATTGCACAGAAGATGAATTTCCGATATATGGATATCCGTTTGTCAATGGTTGACGAAACTGACGTAGGGTTATACCCAAGTATATCTGAGATTGATGATGTTAAATGTCTTGACTTCGTTGTTCCTCGTTGGGCTATTGAGGCGAACAAACAACCTACGATCATCCACTTTGAAGAGTTGAACCGAGCATCTCAATCAGTTCGTAACGCAGCACTTCAAATCCTACTTGAACGTCAAATCGGTGTGAATTTCAAATTCAACGATACAGTATTGATGATGTCTTCTGGTAACCTTGGTGACGAAGATGGTACAGACGTAGAAGAGTTCGATTCGGCTTTGAACAACCGTTTGATCCACGTTAAACACACATTATCTTTTACTGACTGGGTTGATGGATTCGCTAAAGATAATGTTCACCGTATGGTTGTATCTTATCTACAAGCTCATCCTGAGAACTTGTACAAGACATCTGAAGGAGCACAGGCTTACGCCACTCCACGTTCTTGGACTTTCTTGAGTGACTTCATCGTATCAAACTTTGGTATGGACGCTCATCCTCGTGAATTCCTTCCAATCCTTCGTGAAGTAGCAGCAGGATACGTTGGTAACTCAGCAATGAAGTTCCTTCAATATTGTGAAGATATGTTGAATATTAATATCAATGATATCATCAACGACTACGACCGTGTAGCGACTGACTTGAAAAAGTATAATCGTGACAAGAACTCTGAATTGATTCAAGATCTTAAAACAATGGATCTTGGTAAATTCACCGAGAAACAACTTACTAACGTAACTAAGTTCCTTAAAGGAGTTGGTGAAGATGAATTAACAGCTTACCTTTTGTTTATTCTTGATAACAATCTTGATATCTCGAAACCAAAGATTAAAGGATTTATGTTAGAATTCAAAGATGTTCTTGGAACCATCAAACGAATTAATAAGCCTAGTAAATAATTGATTTTGTTGTGTGTGGTAAAGGGGGTCTTGTTTTAAACAAAGACCTCCTTTTTTTTTATAATTTACATGAATAAAATTCAGATTTCAATTATAAATGATTTAGGTACATTTAAAGGTGAAATTATGGAAGTCACAGATGAACAATTTACACAAATTAAAAAGTTATCTAAAGACTTTTATACAAACGGCTTTGAAATGACAACCGAATCAGGTGGATTTATGATAATTCCTCCTGAAATAATAAAAAATTCTTTATTTACGATAGAAATAATAAAATAATATGTTTAGAAATAGATTTAAAAAGTTTGGTGGGGATCACATACCAGATATAGTAGAGTACTTAAAAGATTATGTTAAGAATGATCCAACAACAACAATTAGTGTTGGTTGTGACTCTATTCAGAAAAGAAAGAGAACAATATACGCCTGCACTATAATGCTTTATAATACAGATATAAAGAACGGAGCTCACGTTGTTTTCTTTAGAGAGAATATTGATAAAATCCGTGAGAATTTTGAACGACTTCATAAAGAAGCTCAGTTCTGTTATGATATTGCCGATTTTTTGAATACCGAACTTAATGGTTTCTATGAAAGAAAGGACTTAACAGAGATAGAAAGAAAGAGATATAAGTTTCACTTACTTAAATGCAACGGTGAATATGAGCATTTACAAGCTCATCAAGAAGATTCATTTGTTAAAAATCTAACACTTACAGATTTTGAGAGAACAAATGTTTATAACCTTGTTGATATTCACGTTGACTTTAATCCAAGTGAAGGAACTATAAATGAGAAAGGAGTATCTAAGAATAAATCTAACCTAGCTTATAAAGCTTTTGTTCCTTGGTTGAAAGGATTAAACTATCGAGTTTTATCAAAACCCTCCGGTTTTGCTTCGACTTCAGCGGCAGACCTTCTTCTTCAAGATTGATCAGGAGGGAAGGTAGCTGTTTTTATATATAGTTAATGACTTATTATATTCTATATGAAACAACAAATTTAGTAAATGGTAAAAAGTATAGAGGAATACACAAAACTCTAAAATTGAATGATGGATATTTAGGAAGTGGTAAAGTACTTTTAAATGCTGTCAATAAATATGGAAAAGAAAATTTCCATAGAGAAGTTTTGGAGTTTTGTTCTTCGTATGAGGAACTTATTGAAAAAGAAAAGATATATGTAGATGAAGATTGGGTTAATGACTATTCCAATTATAATCTAAAGACGGGTGGACAGAGTGCTGGCATTTTATCTGATGAATCAAAAAATAAAATATCTGAAACTTTAAAGAGAAGATACGAAAGTGGTGAAATTATTGCTTTTCATCCAAAAGGAACTATTCCTTGGAATAAAGGAAAATTTGGGTTATATAGCGAAGAATATAGAAAAAAAATTTCAGAATCTCTTAAGGGAAAAGAACCTTGGAACAAAGACATGAAAGGACAACAAGTGGCTTGGAATAAGGGCCTTAAATTAGGACCACAGAGTGAGGAGGAAAAAAATAAGAAATCAGAAACTCTTAAAAAAAGGTATGAAACTGAGGAACACCATTCGAAGGGTACCGAGCCTTGGAACAAAGGTAAAAAAGGTGTTCAGGTGGCTTGGAATAAAGGAATAGAAATGGAAAAAGTAGAATGTCCTCATTGTAGTAAAAAAATAGATAAATTAAATGCCAAAAGATGGCATTTTGATAATTGTAAATTAAAACCTTTACAAGATTAGTCGTATGTTTGAACTCAACTATATTATGTTAGAAAAAATGGGATGGGACGATGCTCGGAGAAACTTTGGTGATATAATACTATCCGGTTTTAGTGACTTTGAAAAGATAGAATATTTTGATAAATCTCGATACTACTTTTTTCCAGAGGAAAGACAAGTACTCTTTCTTTTAAAAGAAATAATTGCTTTTCCTAATCATGACCCTAAACTTAAAAAAAACAAAAAGTATAATGAATATAAATTTATTAAAGTAGATTTTTCAAAAAAGAAACCAAAATACGTATCAAAAAGTTGTAAATCTAATATAGAATTACTATATTTGATACGTGAAAATTTAGCCTGTGATATCACATATCAAAGGCTTTTCCAAATTAACTCAATTATAAAATGAAAAGAGAAGTAAAACTTATCGGACTATCATACTCACAAAGTCAATCACATTCATATGTCGCTGTTCTTTCAGAAGTCAATGGACTTAGAAAGTTACCAGTAATTGTAAAAACCCCTGATGCTCAAACAATTGCTCTTAAACTTGAGAAGATGAAATCTCCAAGACCACTCACACATGACTTGATTAAGTCTGTTGCTGATGGATTTAATATCGATTGTCAAGAAGTTTGTGTATTCAAAGTACTTGAAGGAATATTCTATTGTAAAATGACACTTAACAATGGTGTTGATGATATTGAGATAGAAACAACAGTTGGTGACGCTATTTCTATGGCACTTATCTTTGATTGTCCTTTATATGTAACTGAAGATGTTTTGGCGAGTTGTGGAATACACACTGATGATGAAGGAACACCAGTTCCAGATGCACCTAAAAAGAAAAAGAAAGAGAATGTTATCTCCATTGATGATCTTAAAAAGATGATGAATGAAGCTATTGAAAATGAAGAGTATGAGATAGCTGCGGAACTTCGTGATAAAATAACAAAAATGGAAAAGTAAAATGGGAAATCTAAAGTCTAATATGACAAAAGAAGAATGGTGGGATTTAGTAGATAGTGTTCGTAATCAACCTCTAGAGTCTCATTCCGATAAAGTAATTGATATCATGAATAATGATAAGGATGATAAAATAACTAGATTAGAGATTATTAATCATGCTAAAAATGATAAACCAGTAGGTAGAATCCTTACCTTATATAAGGATATGGGACATTTTGAAAACATTGAATTGTCTTATCAGGATGATGGTAAAACACTTAAAATATTTCTAACATAATTTTTGTCTAAAACTAACGCAAAATCAGAATTTTTAAATCATATTGGATATAGTAATTCAAAAGTGATTTGTGCCCAAGTACAAAGAGGAGATAATTATGATGTTGATGAAGAAATTACCGAAAGGAATTTTATATTAACTACTGGATATTCCCAAGAAGATTGGAATGATTTCCTATCTAAAATTGACTTCTTTTATCATAGTGGATACGGTGGTCAAGAACTTTTTGGTACAATTTGGTACGAAGATGGAAATTGGTCAGATCGTGGAGAATATGATGGATCGGAGTGGTGGAATTATAATAAGTGTCCGGATATACCAGATGATATTAGAAGAATAGATAAAGAAAGAGATCAGAAATTGAATCAAATAATTAAGTAGTGGAACCAATAGACATATATTTTGGTAAAAGAGACATCTTCTACTGTGTGGTAATAGAAGATGTTTCGATTGCCCGTGATAATAAACTATCTGAGTTATTTGGTGAACCAGTGACTATTTCTTATTATAGTTTTCCAAGAACAACTCAACACATTTACTGTGCTAAATTTTGGAAGGATAAAAATTCTGCTTTACACAATGCTCGTTCAAATCGTCGGGTTGTTGAACTAACAAGAGAACAGTTTATAGATGCTATTCCTGATAGCAGTGAAGTAGATAATCAAGATTCGAACTATCTAAAAAATCTAGAGAGAAAAAAGGAAGAGGTTAAATACCAAAAAACATGGAAAGAATATCGTAAGAAATATAAGGCTATCGGTGCTTATGTTAAGGTAAGTGATCCGCAATGGTGGTTGCCTTGTAAAGAATGTGGATTAATTCCATTAGTGTGGGAATTTAACAATGGTCGTTCAACTGCTTGTGGTTGTGGTAAGAATGAATATGATCACCATTCAATCCACGCTGAAAGTATTATGTCTTTTGTGACTAGAAATGATGGAAGTGCTTTGGGTTATAATACATCTGAACTTAGAATGAATTGGAACCAGTGGGTTAAAACTGGACAAGATATTTTTAAAGAACAGAAGAAAAAAAATGATAAATTATGGTAGGATATCATGTTTTCTATCAATCTAAAGAATCTGATGATAAATTTGAAGAGATAAACTATCTTGCTCAAATTGCTTCGATCCTTTTTTGGAAAAAAAATGAAGGAAAAATGATCCTTTATTGTAACTCTAAATATTTAGACTTCATAAAAAAGTGGGGTATAGATACTTTATATGATGAAATAAACACCGAGTGTTTAGATAATATTCCATATAAAGAGTATCTAAGTAAATATTGGAGTTTCTGTAAAATAGAAGCAGCTTTTGATATATCAAAAAAGCATAGTGATTTTGCTATTATAGATACAGATCTTTGGATACACGAACCTCTAAATATAGATTCAAATTTTGAATTTATAGGATATCATTCTGAACAAAAATTGGATCACCCTGAAAATCCGTATATTGATCCAAATAACTTCATGGATAAAGAAGATTTGTATAATTTTGACTGGTCTATTATTCCAATAAACTGTGCATTTTTATATTTAAATTCAAAGGAATTGGTAAGTGAATGGTATAAATGGAGTTTAAAAATAATACAAAACAATAAAGATAATGAGAAAAAAAATATGTCGGCTGACACTATTTTTATTGAACAAAGAATGTTACCATCTTTGGTGAATAAACTCGGAATGAAGTCGGGAACACTTATACCGAATGTATATCAACCACATATAAAATCTGATAATATGGGTAGTGAATGGATTCCTAAAATTGGATTCGATGTTAAGAATCAATATGTGACTTGGAATATTAAACATGTGTGGGGGTTGAAAAAGATGTATGATGATCCGAGTATTAGAAATCTTGTTATAGATACTGTGGCTGGATCATTAGATAGGTATTTTATAGATTGGAGGATTGATTTAACAAATCTACTTGATAAAGTAGAAGAATGTTATTCTCACTAAATTATTTTTAATAAATTTTAATAATCTACTAAACTTTATTACTTACTAGAATATAAAAGAGAAAATAAAAAATGGAACAATTAATTATGAAGAATACGGTTAAGCCGTATGAGCAAACTATGATTAAACCTCTTGACTTTGACAGAATGGTACAAAAGTTAAGAGGATTTTTTTTGTCAAAAAATTTTAAAGAAACATTTCCTCAACCTAGAGTTTCAATTTTAGCAGCTTGTGAGGATCCAAAAACAATTCGTAAGTATAAATTCTCTGAGACTGAGTGGCCTATGATTCAAACAAATCAAATGTGGTTAGAACATGATTTAATGAAGGAACCAGAACTTGAAGGAGTTTTTTGTTTGACTACATCTTATAGAGATGAACCAAATCCAATTCAAGGTCGTCATAATAAAATATTTCCAATGTTTGAAGCAGAACATACAGGAGATTATAAAAACCTTCTAGAAACACTTTCAAATCTTTGTACACATTTAGGATTTGTTGAAGATGTTAAAGATATAAGATTTTTTACTTATGATGAACTTTGTGAGAAATATGGTGTTTCTATTTTAGAATCAGAACACGAAGAAATGATGTGGAAAGAATATGGTGATGTGGTTGCTATCACACATTTCCCAGAAAGAACAAGCCCATTCTTTAATATGAAATCTATTGGTACTAATAAATATGGAGAAAAAGTATTTGCTAAATGTGACTTTATAATCTGTGGTCAAGAAACAATCGGAGCTGCTGAGAGAGAAACTGATATAGAGAAAATGAGAGAAATGTTTTATAATATATCTGATGGTCAATACGCTTCTCAATTATTTGAATTATTTGGTGAAGAAAGAGTTGAATCAGAATTAGAAGATTTTTTTAAACTTGAAATGATCACCAGATGGGGATTTGGAATGGGAGTTACCAGATTAGAAAGAGCGATGAAGTTGAAGAATCTAATTTAATAATATAAAATAAAAATGGAGGCTTAGGCCTCCATTTTTATTTTATTATATATCTTTTCTTTTTTTAATATTTTAAATCCTTTACTCTCAAGCGTATTCATTAATCTATCAAAATTAATATTTATATCATTTTCTTTGAAGAATTTTTTAACTTCACTTCTTCCTATAAAAATATAGATTTTACCATCCGGTGACTCTATCTCATATTGGCATAAATTTTTGTTTAATTTACCAACATTATTTATCTTTTGTTCTTCGGACCAACTCATATCTCTATATTCATTATCTTTACTATGTAGTTTATATCCTTTAGATCCATTCTTATAAAGTATTGAATCGCTGCTTATTTTAAACCTGCTTTTGAGACCTAATTTATTATTCAAATCTTTAAAATAAATTGAAACCTGTTTAGTTCCTCTAAAAGATAGAATATCACCCTCAGGATTTTCTATTTTATAGACGATTGACATTGTTTCTTTAATTTTTTCAATTTGTTCTTTACTTTTACTTACTCCTTTATTAACATGTGTATTTTTGCTATAGTATTCCTTCAGTGAGTTACTAGTTCTGATAGCCTTCTCTTCACTTCTACTTATCTTTTGAAATATAGTAGATTTTTTCAATGAGTCTGATAACTTCTTTCTCATTTCATCTGTATAAGTAATATTTTTCTCAAACTCACCATCACATAAATTAACCAATGGACCTTCCTTTTTATCTTTTCTACCAATTGCTTTAATCATTTGTCCTTCTAATTTAAAAGCTTCAACCTCACTCATATTTTCAAAATATTTTAATATAATAGGTTTTAAACCAATCGATAATATCGATCTTATTTTATTTAATTTAGGAGTATTTCTAATTGAAACACTTTCATATAAGTGCATCTTATATCTTTCTCCAGAACCCTTACCTATATAAAATGGTTCAAAATTAAATTCATATTCTCCAAAAATAAAACTACCAGGTTTTCTAGGATCTAAATAGACATATACATAATAAACATTCATATATCTATATATTAAAATAGTATCCTCTCCATTTTGGAATATGATTTTAAATCCTTATCTTTGCATAAATGAAATTATATCTAGTTGAAATTGGAACGAATCATTTAAAGTATAAATATTTAAGTGATTATTTAAATCTGTATGTGTTAAATAAATTACTGGAAAAGGAAGAAGAATATTATCCTATATTAAATAATAACGATCACCAAATGATTAAAGATTGTGGTGGGACGATAGTTTTAAATGGTCGTGTGATTGATCGTGTACAAAATCGAGTTTGGATTATAAATATAGAACATGATGAACGTTGTGTTATTTCCACATATGAAAGGAAATTTAGTGAAATGGTTAATGGTGTTAAAATAACAGTTAGAAGAGATATAAAATTAGAATCTATTTCTAAACAATTATAGATTATTTTTATAGGAATAGAATATGAAACCTAAGGAAAAGCCTAAAGAAAAGCCTAAAGAAGTGTGTTCTTTTTGTGGTGAGGATCATCATATAAATCAATGCACACTTTACATAATTTTAATATCATCTGGGTGTTAACATATAAAAATATTAATATAAGTGCAATAAAAATTAGAAAACAATAACATGTCAAAACTAACTAAAGAAAGAGGCTTTAAAATAAGAGAGGAACACTCAGGTGTATTAGAGAAACAAATATGTGATAATCACAATTTGCAACAAATCGGTGGTAGTCGAACAAAAGTAGATGGGACTGATGGAACCTCGAATAAGAGTATTAAAAATGCTAGCGGTTCCAGTACGCAGGTACATCTAACTACACAAAATCACTTCATTAAATCATTGGAACTTGATTCACAATCAGCAGAATTCATTAAGTTTTTCTGTGGAAACAAAGAAATGAATAATAATGGTAAAGATAGATTTACAATTAACCAAATTGATGAATCAATAACTGAGTCTTTTAAAAAATTTCTAAATGAAAATAAATTAAGAATAATTGATCTAATTATTAGAAATGGATTCAATATAACACATGTTATCTTTAATGATATTACAAATAAAAAAGAGTATGAATTAACATATGATGAGATTATTGAAAGAGTTTTAGACTGTGAGTGGAAATTCATGAAAGGTGGTATTCATTTGAAAAATTCAGATGGTAAAACCTATTTTCATTTTCAAAGAGAGGGTAAAAGAAATCCAAGTAACAGATATAATGTTTTATGGCATGTACATAAACATCTTTTTGTTTAAAAAAGAGAGGATAAATCCTCTCTTTTTTATTTTATATTATTTAGTCTAGACTTAGATATATCTAAGTAGTTTGAATCTAATTCAATTCCTATAAAATCTCTTTTAATCTTTTTTGAAACTACTGCTGTAGTTCCAGATCCCAAAAATGGATCTAATATTAAATCACCTTCTAGTGATGTTAGTAGTATGCAATTTTCAACTAGTTTTTCTGGAAATGGAGCTGGATGTTTACTACCCCTATCAGGGTTTATTGTCCAGACTTCTGAATGATATTTAGAATCAAGATTTTCTTTAAATGTTCTTGGCTTTGACTTAACTAACCAATATATGTGTTCAGTACAAGGTAATAAAACATCTTTTCTAATATTTGGACTTGACAATCGATTCCAAATAATAAGTTGATAAAGAGATAAATCACTCTTACTTATAAAGTCTGTTGGTAGATATACTTTATTTTTATGTCTTCTAGGTTTATGATTGAAAAAAATTGAGCCGTTTGGTTTTATAATTCTCATCATTTCATTTAATATTTCAATCATCCAAAAACTATATTCTTCTTCTGATAAATCATCATCATAAGTTGAGTAATCGATATTAAATTTTTTCCAAACTTGATTACCTGGATTTACCTTACCTCCAGTTAAACCCTTTTTATTATAAGGTGGTGATGTTACTATTACATCAATAGTATTTGACTCAATTTCTTTCATAGCACTCAAACAATCTCCTAAAATTAATTTTTCCATTTTCTTTATTATTTTCTTTTATATATTAAAATCAATACACTCTGTTTCAACTTTTTCAACTTTTTCAACCGAAACTTTCATTTTTATTAATATATAAATTATATGAAAAACAAGAGAAAAGTTAAAGCATTCTTCACCATCGATCCTGATTTATATGAAGAATTTGAAAAACACATTGATAAAAATCTTTTAGATAAGTCAAAGCTTATAGAGTTCTTAATTAAAGAATATCTAGATAAGAAAAGTTTAACTTAAACTCTCATTATATTAAAATATAGAACCGAATATAATTTATCAATAGAAATAAAATGATACAACACTTAGAATCTTCACTAATTGAAAAGGATGTTGAGAATGCTTGGCGTTCCAAAATAAATAGTCTTTTCCCAGACTCAACAATGACATCACCTTATAATACTGATGGGTATTTAGAATCTGAGGATGGTAAAATATCTTTACTTCTGGAGTTTAAATTTCAAGAAAATTTAAAATCTAAACTAGCACAAGTAAATATTCTAAGTCAAACACTATATTATATCAAGAAATTTGAGAAAGAAGGTAGAAAATTACCTAAAGTTATCCTAATTGCTGATAAAAACGAATGTTTTATTTTACACTCTAATCCACTTTCTAAATATTTAGATTATAGTTTAAATTGGAATGCTGCTGCATCCACTGCTTTTAAGATAAATCCAGAATTAATATCCGATATGTTAGAGGATCCTAATATAAATCCATTTGTATTTGATATTGTGACTGGATTTAACTTCCTTGCTATTAAGAATAAAGTAGTTGAATTATCTGAGAATGTAACTCGTTTGGTTAAAGTTACTGAGCATAATATCAATAATGTATTTGAGTATTTTCAGAAAAATGTTTTAGGTAAAAATGCACTTTCTGTTAATGAGGTGGCTAATTTATTTGTTAATCTTATTATTAATCCAGGTGAGAATTACTTACATCCTAAGAGAAAGAATATATTAATCACAAAATCATTTGGTGATGTTTATGTTAATACTGACAAGTATGTTTCATTTTTTAGTCACTTTGATGGTGAGCAATATTCTATTAGGGATAAGGAGAAATTAACATCTATTGTTGATAGAATTGTTGAGGATGAAACTCGTCGTAGAAAAGGTGAATTCTTTACACCAACTATTTGGGTTGATGAAGCTCATAAGATGATTACAGAAGCTTTTGGTGAAAACTGGAAAGAAGAATATGTTGTGTGGGATCCGGCCGTGAAATATATAAAATATGTCAAGAAAATCATCTATCAATAAAATAAAAAGAGACAACTCTAAATCTAAAGATATATCCGCAGCTTTTGTAATGTATCTCTATGAAAAATCTCACTCTCCTATCTCCACCAGATTTACTGGGATGGGTTTATCTGAATGTGATGTTATATCAGTTTCTAAATCAGATTACATTTATGAGTATGAAATCAAAATATCTCGAGCAGATTATAAAAAGGACTTCATAAAAGAAAAACACTCCCAGATGATCAGGGAGAATCATACAAAGATTGTAAAGGGAGAAATGATGTATCTGTCTCCAAATTATTTTAACTTCATTACACCAAGAGGATTAATTTCTTTAGAAGAAGTTCCAGAATATGCTGGATTAATTTATATCAATGATGATTTTACATTTGATGTAATAAAAAAACCACTCCTACTACATAAGACTAAAGCTAGTCCTCAATTTATAAGAAAGTTAGCACACAATCTTAGTTGTAAATTAGTTTTTAAATCTATTTAACTATTAAATGAGCTGCCGACCAATCAGATTCGGATTTAGCAAATCTTATAATATCTGTTATTATCCTATTTTGACTTTTTTGTGGAAGGCTTGAAATCCAGTTTGAGAATATTACTGCCTGCATCCTTGAATTTGACTCTTGTGTTTTTGGATGTTTAATATCCTCTTTGAATGCATATTCTAAATCACTATTATGAAATTTGTAATCTTTACGAGATGATCCCGAAAGACTTGGCATGAACTTTTTCATTATTTTTAAAATATCTTCCTCATCTTTAATAAATTCTATATCCTTTGATATCTTTTCAGGAACCAAGTAGTTTATTAAAGCTCCAGCTTTTCCAGACATGTGTTGAGATTTCAGTGAACCCTTAACTTCAATACATAGATTAGAATTAATTTGAGTTTCAAAAGTTCTGAGATCTATTTTTCCACTTCCGGGGTTACCTGATATTAAATAGTTATAATTAATAACTACTGTTTTTAAATCACTTGAAACTTCAAAATCAGATAAAGTATGAGATACTTGAGTTGGTTTTAAATTAACTGGAAATGTATAGTGTGGTGGAGTAACTTGTTGTTTTAGAGAAACTCCAATTATACCAGTTTTTTGTTTAATTGATTCTTTGAAAAAATCATTAAACTGTTCTAATGAATAATTATATTGATTCCAAAATTCTTCATTTTTAAAAGCTCTATCATATCCCTTATAACATATCCATATATCCGATGGATTCCATTTGGATAGAGATGTTCTTTTTGGAATTTTATAAGTTGTTTGTGAATTTGCATTAGTCATATAATCTTCCGGCCCTACCCATTCTGGTATACCAGCTTTTAAATCGGCCTTATCATCTTTAGCCCACTGTAAAACACTATTAAAAAAACTAATCTCCTCCTTGATTAAATATTCTGCTTCATAATTTAATATTAAATCTGTTGAGTTTTTATAAAATCCTTGAATATTTGATATACTATCACCCAACCAATCAATTAGAGTTTCTGATTGTTGCATAGCTGATTCATAAATTTCTTTATTATCATGAAAATCTTCAAATTTTTCAATACTTTCACCCGATATAATAGTGGGTCTAAATGTTATATCATAATTAAAATTTATCAAACCATTCTTACCATATACTTTAATCATTTTACCCTTCTGTTTCCAAATAAGTTGAGCTAAGATAATTAAAAATGCTGTTTCTCTGAAATAATCACCACGACTTGCTGCTCTTCCCTTAGCTTCTTTTTGAACTAAACGATCAGTTTTTTCACCTATTGGAACACATGCAAATGGATATTTTGAATCACCAGTTTCATAATGAAATAGTTTAGTGTGTTTAGATATAACATCTGAATAAACCTCAATACTAAATGATGAACGTCTAATAAAAATAACTTTATCTTCTGGATTAGGTTTAGATTCAGTAAATTTAAAAACCATACTAGGATTTAATCTCAACTTTTCAAGACTTTTAACACCTTTATCACTTTGAGGAATATAATCAATACCATGCTTATCAATGGTAAATGTAGCTTCAAAAATTTTTGAAAAATTAGTGAAATTATTAAACTTATTAAGATATTTCATTAAACTATATATAAAATAAAACACACTTAATTTTAAAAATGTTAGTTGTATCTAAACGTCAAACAGTAAATCTAACCATGGGTAAAGTTTATCGAGTTTTGGAATCTCCAGGAAAACGATATACTATTATCAATGATAGAGGTCAACTGAGCGATACAAGTGTTAATAATTTTATTCCTATAGAAGAAGCTAGAGAATCTAAATTAAATAAACTTTTTGATGAAAAATAAATCACTATTTCTTATTTCCGTGGGTGTTTTGAACCTACTTCACGGTCTAACACACATTATTCAATTTATTCAATCAATGTTTTTAATAACATATTCAATGGAAGTCCATAACCAATCGTGGATTGACGAATTGATGCATAATCCTATTCTGGCTTTAATATGGGCTATAATCGGTATAACATCTTTAGTAATCGGTATTAGAGATTATAGACACCATAAAAATTGTAAGCATGAACATTAAAGAATTAATACAAGAACAATATCCTAATAGTAAACATGCTAATACTATTAAGGTTGCTAAATTGATAGATGATAAATTTATCTATACCGAACTTAATAGTGGAGCTAGTGTTTTTTATGAGATTAGAGAAGGCAGACTTTATATTTATAAAAGAAATGAGGTTACTAACCGAGAAGATAATGAAAGATGGCTTCAAATATTCCGAGAATCTAAGTTAAATGATTTATTAGAAGAATGAATTAATATATACTAAATGAAGTATTTAAAAACATTTCAAGAATTAAATGAAGATATCAACATTCCAGTTGAGATTGGAGATACCATATATCTAGGAAAATTCAAAAATAAGAAAACTGTTATTAAGAAAATTGATAAAGATGAAACTGGAATGCCAACTATAAATGGTAAAAAAGTTGTCACATTCAGAATACAAGAACCTAAAAAGAATCCTAATTTCAAAGGATATCGAAGTCGATTCAAAAAGAAGAAGAAAGAAGACTAAACAATTTCAATTTTTTTCACTAAAAAGATTAAATAATTTTTAATTATGATAAGTTACATGGGAGCCAAATCAGGCTCTATGGGTAAGTGGATTGTAGACTTTATCCCAAAAGATATAAAAGTATTTTCTGAACCATTTAGTGGTATGTTTAATGTTTATCTAACTATGGATTTAGATAAATATCCTTATTTAGAAAAAGTAATCTATAATGATTTTAATGTTCTAAATGCTAATATATTTGCTTGTGCTAGAAAATATAAAGAGTTTTATACCCACTTGGAAAGTCAAGAATGTCAGCAGAGAAGAAAAGACGGTTCATCAACAGATCCGAAATTTAAAAAATGGTTTGATGAATATCAAAAAGATATTTTTACAAATCAACCTGAATTGGATATGGATAATCCAGATTATGAAAATGGTGTTAAATATTCATATGTTCTATCACAAGTTTTTTCTGGATCTAAACCAGAAACCAGTTCTTTTATAGATTTGAAGGGTAAATATAACTGTAAGTTTGAATCATTTAGAAGAAAAATGAATGGTTCTAATCATGGTAAGAATATATTAAATCACTTAGATAAAATTTCAAATGTTGAAAGTACAGATTTTGAGGAATTAATGTTAAAATATGATAGTCCAGAAACATATTTCTATTTAGATCCACCATACTATAACTGTGAAAAGTATTATAGTAATCATGAATTTGGATTAGAAACACATAAGAGACTAGCTGATTGTATTAAAAAGTTAGAAGCAAAGTGGTCATTATCATACTATTATTTTCCAGAGTTAGAGGAATGGTTTCCAAGAGACCAATATCATTGGGAAGAAAAGGAATTTAATAAGATATCAGGAGCTAAGAAAGGTCAAGAAACGACTAAAGGAACAGAGCTTCTAATAATGAATTATGAAAAATGATATAAGTGACTTAATCAAAGAGATTAAGAAAATTAAAAAAGGTAAAACTATCTGGTCTTCTAAAACTGTTAAAGCAGAGACAAGAAAACTTAGATCAGAATGGACAACTGAAATGGCTAATGATATTGCTAAATTTTCATCAATAGATGCTGAGGAAGAACTAAAAGCTTTATTATTAAAAGAACTAGGAAATGATAGAGACTCCATTTAACTACACCGGTTCGAAGTTTAAACTACTTGAACAACTACTACCACAATTTGATTACACAAAACCTTATTTTGTGGATCTTTTTTGTGGTGGTGGTTCTGTTTATACTAATGTCGTAGATAGATTTGAAAAAGTAATTGCTAATGATGTTATTAAAGATTTAATTGGGATCCATCAATTTTTATTAGATTCTGATGATATAATAACTGAGACTAAAACACTTTGTCAAAACTTAAAAATAAGTCAAAAAGACTTTATTGAGTTAAGAGATAGTTACAACTTAACCCCTACACCTTCTAAATTATGGGCTTTGATGTTAAGTTGTAATTCTAACTTGATTAGATTCAATCAAAGGGGTAAATTTAATCAAACTTGGGGTAAAAGATCTTGGAATTCCAACACCGAGACAAAAGTCTCAAAATTTATTCAACATATCAGAAAATTCTCTGATAAAATAAATTTTTCATCAAAAAATTTTAATGAAATGATTATTAGTAGAGATACATTTTACTATATGGATCCACCTTACGGATATATTAAAAACACAGATGGAAATATTGGTGATAAACAAATATCTGAAGCTGGATATAATAATTTTTATTATAAAAATGATGATATTAATTTATATGATTTTTGTCATAAAATTAACAAATTAAATTCATCTTTTATGATATCTGGTGTAATAGAACATGGTGGTAAAAAAACTTGGATTCTAGATAAACTTATTTCAGATGGATTTAATCATAAAGAGCTAAATTTCAACTACGAGAAGATAAATAAAAGTGGTAGTAAAAAAGAAACTATAGAGGTTGTTGTTATGAATTATTAATAATTTTATCAAATTCCTGATAGTTCTTATCAATTATAAACAAAAAATTATAACCCATCTCTTTACACTTTTTCATTTTTGCTATATTTTTTTCATTATGTAATTCATATGTGTATGAAGATTTTATTTCAATAATTAAATTAAATTTTTTTATATAAAAATCTGGAAAATAAATCCTCTTCTTATTTAGAAAATATTCTATTGGTTCTATTTTAGATATTGTAATTTTAGAATGATAATTATCTATAAAATCTATTTCGTATTTGCCTTGACAGATTAGTCCATGATATTCATATTGTTTATAAGAAGATTTAACAGCTTTTTGATGTATATCATAATTTTGAGAAACATTTTCAAATCCATACTTCAAAAGATTTGATAATTTAATTTTACTTTTAATAGCTTCACTCTGAAACACGAAGATAATTACAGAGAGTTTCTTTTTAACTATTCCAGATTAGGAATACCCGATCCAACTAAATCAGTTCATATGTATTTTAAACCAAGTGGTGATTTAATGGAAATGCTTGATTATTTTGGCAGAACTTATAATATTATTCCTCAAGAAGGAGCTACTTTTGGATTTAATAAAGAATTAAGAAATGGTGGATTAGGAAGTACTTGGTGGTTTGTAAGAAGAACAGTTAAGGATTTTTTAGGCAAGGATTCAGATGAGTATAGATTTCCTAGTTATTATGAAAATAAAGATTTATTTATAAAAGCCATAACTAAATATCAAAAAGATTTAATTGCCGGTGGTGTTGTTGGTAAACTCACTTATGATGAATTACTTAAGATGTCTAAAGAAGAAGGTAAACCATTACAAGTGTGGACTGAATCTCCTTGTTTACACAAAAGAGTTGTGAAAGTAAAAGATCCAAAACCATATAAGAATGAGCCGGTTTTAACAAAATCTGATTTTGAAAATTTGGGTATTAGTCCAGAACAAATACCACAATTCTATGAATCTGATTTTGGTAGAAAGATAAAAAGATTTAAAGAAGCTGCTCCTTATGAATTAAGAAGAGAAGAAGCTTTAAGACTATTAAACAGTTGGAAAGAAAGTATTTAATCTAAATCTTTAGGTTCTTTCTTCTTATCGTATTGATACTTTCTCCATCTTTCTAAATCAGATTCCATTAACTTTCTAAGTCGCTTAGACATAGTGAAAGAATTTTCTTCACAAAACTTTTTATATTCCTCAATTAGTATCTCAGGCATTCTGAGACTCATCATTCTATCTTTTGGCATAATTGTAAATTTATATACATGTATATATTTGTAATACACCGAAGTTTACAAAAACTATGATTACTTTTTTTCATATCATGAATATGAGAAGAACAATAGTTATTAACTTATTTGGTGGTCCAGGCGTAGGAAAATCAACACTTTGTGCATCTGTATTTGCCAGATTAAAAATAATGGGAGTTGATTGTGAGATGGCTACGGAATATGTTAAAGATATTATTTGGGAGGAAAGTTATAAAAAATTAGAAAATCAAATTTATATCTTTGGAAAACAACATGCTAGAGTTAATAGACTCTTAGGTAAAGTTGATGTGATTATAACCGATTCACCATTATTAAATTCAATTGTTTATGACCAAAGTAAAAACGAACCATTGAAACAATTAGTTTTACATGAGTTTAAAAAACTAACCACTTTAAACTTCTATATACATCGTAGGTTGAAGTATGAAGAGAATGGTCGAGTTCAGACCTTAGAACAAGCAATCGATGTTGATAATGCTTATCTAGACATCATAAAAAACAATAATATAGAATACTCTGAAATAGAGCCAGGTGATATTGACACAATTGTTAAAAAAACATTATCTAAAGTAAATGAATTCGAGAGTGTATCCTGAGAAGATATTTAATAGAGAATTTGATTCATTTAAAGTGAAGATTTTAGAACTACATTGTCCAAAATGTTTTTCAAAGGATATTTATGCCGATTTGAACGATGTTTATGTTTGTAAAGAATGTTCGGATAAAAATGATTTTAAAAGTTTATTAACCATCGAACAAGTTAGAGATAGAAAAATTAAAAATATTTTATCGTGAAGTTAGATGCGCAAATTATCAATCATAATTATGTGACTCGAATGGTGGTCTTTTCTATTTTCCTGTTTAAGAATTATCGTAAAGAAGAGGCTGTTTATTTCCAGATGATTAACAATTTTTTGAAAAAAAAGATTGGATATAAAATAGATTTATCTATTGAATGTGGTCCTAAATTAGCCTTAGAAGATTCAAGAGATATACTAATTGAAAATATACTAAATGATGATGATGACTTTGATCCTATGAATTTGGTTGTTGCGACTTTTAAAACTGCACTAAAAGAAGTTAATATGCAAATTGACTTAAATAAAGAAGATAAATATGAGAATTACTTATATAGTTAAATACTAAATATACAAAAATACACTTTTTATACTTAATATATAAAAATATGAAAGCTAAAGAAGTTATGAAAAAGTTTGATATATCAAGAAATACTTTATCAAACTGGGTTAAAAGGGGTTATATTAAATTTGAAAAGACACTTTCTGGTCGATATATCTATATAATCGAAGAAAATAAAGATATTGATGATAATAGACAAGGAAGTTGATATCAGGATAGGTAATAAGGAACAACTAGAACATTATTCTAAACTTGGATATCAACCAGAATGGAAAAAAATAATTATAGTAAAAGTTGATCATCTTATGTTAAAAAGTAATGTGAAACTTAGTGTTAAGTGTGATGTTTGTGAAATTGAAAAGACGCTGGTTTATTCAAAATATACCAAAAATACTAAAAATCTAACAGAAGATTATTGTTGCTCTAATAGATGTGCCATGACTAAACAAGAAAATACTTGCTTAGAAAAATATGGATTTAATTATCCTGCACAGAATAAGGATATCTATGTTAAAGTGTCAAAATCATGTTTAGATAAATATGGGGTCGACCACTATTCAAAAACTGAAGAATATAAAGATAGATATAAAAAAACTTGTCTTGAAAAATACGGAGTTGATAGTTCAAATAAGAGTGTTGAGGTGAAGAATAAAATTAGATTATCAATGATTAAAACTTGCGGATTTGAACACGCTCTTCAAAATAGAACAATATTTAGCAATCAACAAAAATCTTCATTTAAAATACTTATGTATAAAAATACAAATTTGACTTATCAAGGTTCTTATGAAAAATATTTTTTAGAATTAATGGAGAATAAGGGACTATTGAATGATATATCAAATGGTAAATCTTATAATTATAAATTTGATAACAAAGTTAGAGCATACCATTCAGATTTTCTATTTAATAATATAACAATTGAGATAAAATCATCTTGGACATATAATAGAAATGATAAAGATAATTTATTAGAATTGAAAAATGAAACAAGATGGCAAACTGTCCGTGACATGGGTGATGACATAATTATTTTAAAATCAAAAGAAGAAATTAAAAACTATGTAGATAATATAGTATATAATATAAAAATAAATGAAATACAATGAAATATAGTATCCTACACATTGAGGGTGGCATCGGCAAAAACATATTAGCCACCGCAGTTGTGTCATCAATAAAAACTTCAGATCCTGAACGGAAAATAATTGTGGTTTCTGCTTGGCCTCAAGTATGGTTTAATAATCCAGATGTTCATCAAGTATTTCCTTTTGGACAACTTGCTAATTTCTACAAAAATTACATTCAAAATCAAGATGTAAAAATATATCGACATGATCCTTATTTTTCTGAGGATTACATCTTGAATAAAAATCACCTAATTAATATTTGGTGTGATTTGTGTGGTTCACCTTGGAATGGAAAAGCACCACAAATTTATTTCTCACCTTTAGAAATAGAATATCTTAAATTAAAGATGTTACAGAATGTGACTAAACCAATCTTTTTACTTCATACTAATGGTGGTGGTGGAAATGCAAGACCATATTCTTGGTATCGCGATTTACCTTTTCAAAATTCTAAAGATGTGGTAGATCATT